CATGGTAGAAGCTGGTTAGAGGTGATGGGATGCCGACGTGCGGATGGTTATTTGGGATGATGTTCAGGGAAGGGGAGCGAGGATACCGAGGGATACGGAGTCGAAGCCAGAGGCAGAGGCGGAGAGCGAGGCGACGCAGGTGACAGTGAAGAGGAAGGGTAGCCTGCGGGCTGGGGTACAAGGTGGATTGACGTTACAGGTGCTGTGCTGAGGGGTACTCTGGCCCGTGGGTCGTTCAAGAAAGGAGTGAGGGCGATGGTTGCAGAGGAAGTGACGGTTGACGAGATAGTAGGCATCATCAAGAAGTACAACCTGTGGTGGCAGGTGTCACCGAGGACGGACCCGGCGGGGCGGGACGATGCGGCGGTAAGGGCGTCGGCGATGAACGGATTGCTGGTGAACGTCTGCCGTGATGTAGCGGCGCTCCAGAGGTCGAGGATGGCCGGGGAACTGGTTGAGTCGGACATTGAGGAGCACCTGGGGATACCGATGGTAAAAGAGGGTAGCGGATGAAGCCGATAGAGGTACCGGTCCAGGACTATACTGAAGAAGTGCTGGAGCTTCAGAAGCTGGGTCAGACGAGGCCGGACTTATGGATAGAACAGGTGTTCCGGTGTCGGTTGTGGGGGAAGCAGGCAGAGGTAGCCCGGAGCGTCATGGAGAATACGAGGACTGCCGTGAGGAGCTGCTCGGGTAGTGGCAAGAGTTTCATCGCGGCGAGGGTAGCCCTGGCGTTTCTCCACAACTTTGAGCCGAGTACAGTCATATCGACGGCGCCGACATTCAGGCAGGTTGAGCTCATACTGTGGCGTGAGATTGCTGCGGCGCAGGGTCAGGCGAGCATACGTCTTGGTGGGGATTTGACGAATGTCCGCCTGGACATTACGGAAAACTGGTTTGCTGTGGGTCTGTCGACGGACCACCCGGAGCGTTTCCAGGGTTTCCATAATGAGAACATTCTGGTGATTGGCGATGAGGCGAGCGGTTTGCCGGAGACCATCTACTCTGCACTGGAGAACCCGATGGCAACGGGAAACGCCCACGAGTTGCTCATCGGTAATCCGACGCAGCCGGTAGGACCTTTCCGGGACTGCTTCACATCGCCACTCTATCAGACGTTCCACATCTCGGCGTTCGATACACCGAACTTCACCGCCCTGGGGATAACGCGGGAAGACATCAGAGACGGGGCCTGGGAGAAGAAGGTCGGCGATAAGGTCATGCCCTATCCTGGTCTGGTATCTCCGCGGTGGGTGGCCGAGAGACTCATTGAGTGGGGAGAAGGTTCGTACCTGTGGCTGGTGTACGTCGAGGGAGAGTTTCCCGGTAGCGGTGTCAACACACTCTTCCACCTGCCTGACGTTGAGGCTGCCGTAGAGAGGACTATCGAGTCGGAAGGCGACAAGATAAGTAGCCTCGATGTCAGCCGGTACGGTGACAGTGAGACGGTGTTTGCCGTGCGCCAGGGTGACCATGTCTTCGAGATGGCCGCTTGGAGCCATGCTGATACCACCCATACCGCCGGCCGGACGGCCCGGCATATCCGGTTGAATAATCCGACGTACAACTTCGTCGACTCGGTCGGAGTCGGCGGTGGCGTTGCCGATATGCTCAAAGCCGAGGACATTTCGATAACCGACTTCAATGCCGGGGCGGTGGCGGTCGATAAGGAAAGGTACGGCAACCGGCGGGCCGAACTCTTCTGGTATCTTTCACGGAAGTTTGTCGAGGGTACTATTGATATACCTGATGATGGCAAGCTCAAGAGCCAGCTCTGCGACATTCGGTACCGCTATGACCAGAGGGGCAGAATGTGGATTGAGACGAAGGAAGAGGCCAAGGCGCGGGGCAGCCGGTCGCCGGACCGGGCGGACGCACTGATGATGACTTACGCTCCCGCGAAGTCGCGGGGTAAAAAGGGTAGACCCAATCAGAAAATATACTAAGGTGGGGAGGTAAGGAAGGATGCCAGCACCAACGAAGACAGACATCAAGGACGTAAGGGCAATATCGCCGCATGACATCTCGGGTCATGTAGAGGGCACCACGGTTGATGCCTATGCAAATGCGCTTGACCTGGACACCAGAGGACAGAGGAGCAAGACCATCATCCTCAAGAATACAGCCGGCGCTAACGGGCTGAAGTATAAGCTGCTCATCAGTGCGTTCTTTGAGGCAGGTGAGCAGGCGGAAGAGGTTGCCGAGACGACGCTGGCGGCCGGAGCAACGGCCAAGTTTCGGTATGTCGGTGCCTACGGGCGCATGATACTCCAGGTGAAAGCGGCTGTCGGGTCTGCCCAGGCCACGTACACGGCCGACTACACGATGAGCGGGATATAGAATTAGCTGGTGGGGAGGTAAGGAAGGATGGCTATTTCCGCATATCACACAGATACAATCGAGGAGCTGTTTCGGATAAGCGGCTTCGACCTACTGCCACCGACCGATAACGAGTTTTCTATCGGTTCTGTGGCCTTCAGTCTGAAGGACATACACGTCCAGAACATCGTCTACGCCGGGGCTCTGGCGGGGAATTGGGAGCCGTCGGCCGATGACACGTATCTCCTGGGGAGTGCAACAAAGGGGTGGATTGGTCTGCACCTGCCGGACACGTTCATAGTGGACGATCCCGGGGTGGTGAAGCTCCGAAACAGTGTCAATGATGCCTACGTTGACCTGGAAGCCATGGACATCCAGCTGGCAGGAACAACGACTGCCTTGACCTTTTCCAATGCGGCTACAATAGTGGCAGGTTCTGGCCTGACTCTGCCTGCGTTTGCTATGGGTGGACAGATAACTGGCGGTGGACAGAGTATTACAGGTTTAGCTTCTCTGTCTTTTGCAACAGGAGCCAACCGTATTATATTTATGGAGGACGTGGCAGAAGATAAGGAATTAACACTCAGAGGTGGCCCTAATGCAGGAGGTTCGGGAGGACTGATACTAATTCACGGTCACGCCGATGCTACTCAGCCGGGAGCTATCCGGATGGGTACTTCGAATGCAGCTGGGAATGCCGATGTTATCAGAATAGATTTGTCAGGTGCAGCAGCAACAGCTGAACTCGCTCTAACCAACGTGACTGTTACTGGCATAGTCCTATCAGGTGACCTAGAGTTCGGTCCCTCATCTCTTGACCTTTTGGGGCCGTCTACTGATGCTGGTTTCTTTGAGATAAAGGCAAAGGACTCTGGTGTTGGTATGGTAGCTGTGGCTAGTGTTCGCGGGGCTTCTGACCCCTTTATTGCGTTAGGTGGTGGACAAGAGTTCAAGTTTACCAACGCCGGCCTAGTTGGCTTCTTCGGAGCGACCCCGGTTGCCCAGCCCTCAGCCTACACACAGACCTACGCCACGGCTGACAAGACCATCGCGAACCCGACCTGTACTTCGATGGGTGACCTGGGAGCTACCGATGCTGGATGGGGTGCTTCGAGCGAGGCCAACTTCGACAAGATTACCACGGCCATCGACCAGATAATCGCTGACAACCTGGACTTGAGACAGGCGTTGACCGCCCTGGTCGATGACCTGCAAAGTCTGGGACTGTTGCAGTAGGGGGCTTGAAGTGGAAGACAGACGCACAGTGAGTTACCCAGGCGACGCCCGGGTTATCCGAGACAAACGCACCGGCGTCTTTCGCCGGAACCGCGAGAGAGTCATCTCACCAGAGGACATAGTGCCGCTTGGTGAGCACGTCTGGGTTTGCCGTATCGCTGATGCAGAAGGCAGGCCCAGACCAGGGCACCCCATTATGGCGTTCGACCGCGTGGCGATAGAATAGAAAGGAGAAGAGAAACATGCCAGGAAAAGAAGAAGAAACACCTGGGCTGGAGAGTGGAACAAAGTCACCTGACTCTTCGGCAGAACCGACAGTACCCGATGTGGAAAACGCTGTCGAGGAACACGTAGACCCTGAGGACTTGGGCGATGTCGACATTGGTCTTGACGGCACTTACGTCCTGACACTGGTGGCCAGTCAGAGGTTTCAGTTGGCCAGAAACTACCAGGCCAATGCCCTTGCCCTCCAGCATCTCAGGCTCTCAGTCACGGCTAACAAGGCTGTCGGCAATGAGAGGAGCACCAGGGATTACGAGAAGAGGATTGAGGACTTGGAGCCCGAGGTCAAGCATATACTCCGTAGCATTAAGGCAATCGACAAGGAGTATCCGAAAGCCAAGGCCGAGATGCAGAAGCAGGTGGAAAAGGCTAACCGCGAGCAAAAGTAGGTAAGGTGGAGGCTGCCGATGGCAGACATAGATTGGAAGAGGCGGATAGCAGACAGGGAAGGTGAGCTCAACGCCTTGAGAAGCCGTTGGAAAACCGACGAGGACCTCTTGTACTTGAAAGAGTATAAGATGAAGCGCCTCGATGGGCAAGAAGAACCTGGTGAGAGGACGTATAACATCACTCTCAATGACCCGGCCACTTTCGCAGCCCGTGTGATCGCTGTCCTTATGGGTGCTTACCAACAGGAGCTCGTCGAGGGAGATGGTCTCAGTGACAGGGACACAACCGAGATTGAGACACTACTCCGACATGCGGAAGAAGAGGCAGCCGAAAGGCTGGTCAACCGTGGGCTGTGGCCTGCGTACGCACATGCGGTCGAACAAATGTGCATGAGAGGTCGTGCCGCTTCGAGGCTCCTTGTACGGCTGAAGGACGGTAAGGCCATCATAGACGATACTCCACTCGATGCCCGGTATGTCGTATGGCAGTTTGACTCTGAGGGGTTGGAGTATATCGCATATAAGGTAACAAGACGCCGGTCGGAACTTGAGGCGGAGTATCCTGATTATGACCTGGCATCTACGGCGGATACGGCTGAACTAACTGACCTATGGACCCGGAGGCACAACCAGATATGGGTCAATGACATCGATGTCAGGAACGAGAAACACCAATATGGAGAGTGTCCAGGTGTCTACACTATCTGCCCGGCCGGGTCTATGCTCGCTGGTGATGGCTCTATCGCTCACCACGGAGAGGGCATCTTTGCCGCTGACCGGGGTCTGTGGCCAGAGATGAACCGTGCTGCGTCTATACTCCAGACTCTCAATGTTACCTCATTCAATCAGGGCCTTCAGTTGGAAAGTGATGCTGGAGCAGAGGGCGCACTGCCAGAGAAGGACCCGAGGACACCATGGGCGATAACGGCGGTTGAGAAGAGGGGCGGCTTTAAGCTCATTCCAGTCGCGGATATCAGGAACGCAACAAGGCATCTACTCTCAATGCTGGAGGGGCGCATTCAGCGTGGTGCTCTCCCGGCAATCGACTATGGTAACCTTACTTTCCCCTTGTCGGCGGTGGCAATAGCACGGTTGACGGAAGGACGGGACCAGATATTCGTACCCCGCATACAAGGACTGGCGTTGCACCAGCAGGCCAAGAGTCGTCTCATCATCCGGCAACTGAAAAGGCTCGGTGGTGAGATTGAGTTAGGGGCCGAAGGGCACAGGCGCACGTTCAGCGTGGCGATACTCAATAAATCCTTCTCCATTAAGTACCGCTACTTCAGTGAGGCACCGGAGCAGAAGATAGCCAACTACGCCGTTGCCGAGGCAGCGAAAGCGGCCGGCCTTTCAGACGACACGATATTCCGTGACATACTCAGACTGCCCGACCCAAACGGTGAGCACCGTAAGAGGCGAGCAGAGAACGCCGAGCGTTTGGACCCGGTGCTGTCTCTGTACCGGCATTGCCACAACCTGATTGAAGAGGGCAAGGACGTTGAGGCTAGGCTGATGAAGACCTCTCTCCTCAGGATGCTACGTGAGCGGGGTATTGGCAAGGAAGAGGAGTCTGTCCAGGCCGGTCCGCCGGCGATACAGTCTGCACCTTTGGTGCCCTTGCTTTCCCGGGGGGAGTCGACAGGAGCGAGGGGTCCGAACCGTGATGTCGAAGACATATCAGAGGCGCTCCAACAAGCCGAGGACAACAACGAAAAACAGGCCGATATTATGAGAGCGGCGAGGGAGGTGGAGGCTCGTGGTTGAAAACCTTACGCATGAAGAGCTGGATAGCGAAGTAATGGAAGCTCTGGCTGACTACGAGAAGGCTCAGAAGGCAAAGGGCGGGGCCCGGAGTGCCTTGAGTGCCTTCACGGAAAAGCTCAGCCGTAAGCCCAAGGTAAATCTACCCGTATTGCAAAGAGGACAGCGAGGGCAGCAGTGACACTACCAACCCACGTAGTAGAAATTGACCCGGCGAGAAAAGCGGCAGAGGCTCAGAGGGCGCTATCGAAGAAAAAGAAGCCGGCGGCGGAGCAGGAACCGGAGATTAAGATAGGTCCTGAGGGCGAAGTCGTCCCTGAAGTCAGCTGGCTTCGGCAGCCCGAGAAGAGGGCCAGGTGGGCAGAGAGATGGAGAGCGGAAAGAAGGCCGACTGCCGAGGAACCGGCGGTTGGTCCGCCCCTGGTTGCTGTGCCCGAACCCCTTTGGGGCGGTGGCGGCGGCATCAGTGAACCGGGGGAAGGTGCCGAGCAGCCGCCAGTCGTACCAACCGAACCTGACTTGCCTACCAGAGCACGTGAGGCCCTGACTGAGGTCTTCCCGGAGAGAGACGTAGAAGAGCTCGTGCTTGACCTGGAGAGTGCCTATGCCCGTATCGCTGAGATTGCGTCGACTCTCGAAGGCGTAGTGCCGCCGTTTGAGAAGCAGCCCATGGAGATAGAGCGGGCCGGTCTTGAAGCTGACCTTGACAAGTTTTTCATGGCGATATTCGAGTACGGTCGGACGTCCGGTACCGAGTCCCTCCTCCGTGCTATGGGAGCTACCAGGGAAGAGGTTGAAGGCTTCTTTGCCGTAGCAAAGCAGGCCATACCGGAAGAAGGCTCACCCGTTGAAATGGAGACTGTGGACGGTGAGATAGTCCACGCGACCATCTTCCCGGACTTCTCCGTTTCTGTCGAGGGCCGCATTGTCGGCAGGTTTGACCCGAGCACTGGAGATTGGGAGGAGCAATACGTCCCGACATCTCGGAAGGAAGCGTGGGAGCGTTATCAGGTCCGGCTTGTCGAGGTCGCCAATGAGTATGAGGACGTGGCCGACTGGACGCGGAAAGGATGGGAGGATAGGCGGAAGCAGAACCCCGAGAGAGTGCAGGCTTGGTGGGATGCCAAGAATAAGGCTTGGGACGAATACCTGGTAGAGTACGGTCTGACCTTCGGCGCTTTGTCATTCAGGAAGTTACTGGCTCCGGCGGCGGAGTGGGGAGAGAGGTATCTTGGTCGGCCCTGGGAAGTCCTGCTTATGGAGGTTGCCGCTCGTACGGCGCAGGCCAACAATGCCATCAACAGGGCGTTGGGTATGGAGGAGTTTGGAGCTAACCTCGACGAGGAAATCCAGGCTGTCCGCCAGATGGACGAGTTGTATGAGACATACGGCTGGCAGGCCATCTTTGCCGATGAGGTACATGGGGTGTGGGAAGACTTCAAGGAAGTTGCCGAGGAGAAACGTGGTACTGGCGGTTTCCTTACTGCGCTGGAATGGGCCAATCCTGTCTATCTTATCCCGATAGGCCGATTTTTCGGGTGGGGTTCAAGGCTCTCCAGCAGGGTGCCGGTGATCGGCAAGGGTATGGAGCGCACCGCAGCCGCCGTGCAGTATCTTGAGTTGCAGGCCGGTAAAGCCATAGCATACCCGATTGTGAAGACACTCCGAGCTCCCGGGCGGGTACTGGAGAATGTAGGCGAGAAGCTCGGCAAGAAGTATGTCCAGCAGTCCGTCAAGAGGAGCAGGTACCTGGAGCTCGCTATCGACTTGCCCGCCAATGAAGAGCTGCTCAATGGGGTCTTGGTCGATAACTGGATGAAGAGGGTTATCATCAATGCCTCGAAGGTCAAGCCGGTAAGGGTGGGTGTCGAGAAGGCACTCGGCTGGCGAATACTCGTCGAGCGGCAAGGTACTCTCATTGATGACATCGTTGGTCGTGGTGCTGTTGTTCATGCCGAAGTAATGAGACGCGGGCCCAATGTGGCTAGGGTCAAGGTCAACGAACTCCGCAGCCTAGTGAAGGACCCGGTCAAATACTTCGGCTTCGATGACGCAGCCTTCTCTACCAGCATGGCCAAGCGTTTAAGGAAAGGCGAGACGGTGACTCCAGAGGTCGGCACACTGGAGCACGTCTTCACCAGACCGGAAGCCTACAACTGGAAAGGCATGGACTTGGGGCTGGAGTATGTGACTCGTGTCCACGAGGTCAATACCCAGGTGCTCAACTTCCTCAAGAAGCAGGGCGTCCCGCCTGAGGGTGTGCTCGAAGACTGGTGGATACACCGGGTGGTAACAGGCAGGGTGGATGCCGAGGGGGAGCTGCTCGCTCTCCGTGGACGGCCCGGTCGTGGTGGCTTTGCCATCGGCAAGCGAGCGTCCTATGACTTCAAGAGAAAGGCTCCCACGATGGCTGAGGGCATGGCGTGGGGGGTCAAGTACAGCCCGAACATTGAGGACTCCGTCGGTACATACATTCAGGAAGCGTATAAGAAGGTAGCCGACCATCGGTTTATTGACTATGTGGCGACGTTCCCTGAGATTAGTGCCGTCACGCCTGCGGAGCGTTTCGTCAGCCAGTTCCCCGAGTTGGCGGCAGAAGTCGTGCAGACAGCCAAGCTCAAGGCCGATGCGGAGATATTCCGGGGCCATATTCAGAAAGCGATTGAGGGCTGGCGTCCAAACAAGCAGACACTCAATGCCATTGATAGGCGCTTCCCACAATGGAGTGCTGAGTTCCGCCGTCTGATAGCCAAGCCTGCCCAGGTCGAGGAGGAGTTGCGAAAGCTACTACTCCAAAACAGGAGGATAATCGACGACCTTCAGAAGCGCCTTGTCGTTGCCGAGAAGGTTGACGTCCGGGCCACTGCCGAACGTGCGCGCCAGGAAGGTTACCGCATGGCTCGCCAAGAAGTGCCTCCAGACTTCAAGCTGCGTGAGGCTTTCGAGGTCATGGACCATAGCGATAAGCTGGCCTTTCGAGAGGCTATGGAAGGGCAGATAGTCGACCTTGACCAGTTGTTTGCTGAACAGGCTGCGGAACTAGAGGTGCTGTCGTCTTTCCTGAAGGACGATGTACTCTGGCACCATCAGATGATGCTCGGGCGGCGTAAGGTAGGGTGGGCATATTTCTTCGGTAAGAAAGAGGGTCTGCTCCGTGAGACAATCACGGTAAAGGAAGCGCAGGCGCTCCTCGGACGGGATACGCCCGTGGGCTGGGCTCTCGATGCAAAGGGTCGTGTCAAGACTGATGTTCTACTGCCCGATGTGGTCGAGCGCCTGGAAGATACACTCGGTATAAAGATAGGCACGGCTGACGACTTCGTTGAGCGGCTGGTCAAGGCTAATGAGATGGAGAACACCGTCGCTGACCTTGATTTGCTCATGGGCATAAGCAAGGAACGGATGCAAGCCGTCGAGCGCATGATACACATACTCGACGATGTGACCGTGAAACCTGGCCAACTTGCTGAGTTCAGACCGATAGAGCCCGAACCGACTGTGCCAAAGGCCGAACCTGGTATGCCGGAGGCCGGACTCCAGAGGGACATCTTCGGCTACGAGCATCCGGTCTACCCAAAGGGTAAGGGTGAGGTCACACAAATCAGCATGGATGACGCTGTTAAGCTGGCCAAGGCGTATGATGACGCCGGGCTTCCTCCTCCTCGGGACGTGGTTATCAAGCCTAAGATTGAGGGTGTGCCGGAGTTGTCAGCAGCGACGAGCTTCGAGAGAATTACATTGAAGGTCCCGTCTGAGCTCACTGAGGCGCAGAGGAAAGCTGCGCTCAAGAAGCTCAAGGTAGATGTCGGTGACCTGCTCAATACAAGGAAAGCCAGGCTTGCTCTGGTAAAGGCCAGGAAAGCAAAGGAGATGGCCATGTCCAGGCAGCCGCAGATTGGCGAGGGCTACCTGATGCAGCCGTTCGCCGGCGGTAAGATATACGAGCGGACATTCATCGACTCTTTCAACAGGTTCTTCGGACATGAGGGCGGGCTGCCGGGACTGACGGTTGTCGCGGATACTGCGGGCATACTGCGAATTACTAAGGCGGCGCTGGACTTCTCTATCATGTCCATTCAGGGATTGCCGGCGTGGGGTATTGCTCACGCCTATATGGTTACTAACCCTGCAATCGGCTCGAAGCTGATGGCTTCATGGTACAAAGCCTTCGCTATGTCTATTGAGGCTGCATTTGCTCCGGAGACGATGGCCAAGTATATGACGAAGCACCAGAAGACGGTCATGCAGCGTGTCAATATGGGTGGCAGTGTGGCCAGCGTGGACTTCTTCGCAACTCTCGAAGCCAGGGCCGGGCTTGGTGGGTGGGCAGAAAAAGCAATGGGCAAGATACCACTGAGGCCATACCATCGTGCCGAGGCTGCCTTCTTTGCAGGCGGTGAAGTCGTACGTGACGAGTTCTGGAAGATACTCTCTCCGAAGGCCATCGCTCAAGGAAAAGAGTATGAGTTGGCCCGTTTCCTCGACCGCATTACTGGTATCTTCGACAGCAAGGCGGCGGGTGTACCTTTATCTGTCCGCCAACTTGAGCAGTCTTTCGTATGGTTCGCTCCCAACTATACAAGGGCTTGCCTCACTGTTGTCGGGGACATCTTCAGGGGTGGCTATACAGGCTCAGAGACTCGGAAAGCTCTCGGTGGCCTGATTGCTGCCGGCGCCTCCTACTACACCGGTGTCCAGTATGCCCTTGCCACTGCCGAAGGCCAGTCACACGAGGACGCCATGGAGACTGTCCTCGAAGGTTTCGGTGTCGTGAAAGACCCGATTACAGGAGAAACCAAGTGGGCCCCCACAGGTCGGTTTATGACTATTCAGGTGGGCAACTACCGTATGGGCGTGGGCGGCTTCTGGTACGGCCTGGTGAGGTTGGCAGGGAACATTATGGCCACGGCTACGGAGGCTGGCGACCGTGAGCGTGTAGACTTCGTCAAGATTATCAAGGATGGTGAGGCCAACCGCGACAATCCTTTCGTCTACTGGTGGTACACAAGGTCATCGCCGATAGTAGGCACAGGCATAGAACTGGCGACCGGCAAGGACTTTCTGGGCTATCCTTTGGAGAGCCCGATGGATTACGCCCGGTACGTGGCGACACGGTTCGAGCCTATCTGGATGGAGCAAGGCATAAACTGGATGATACCGGGCATGGCCCGTGACCATGAGGTGCCAGAGGATAAGGCGAAGTATCTTGTGCCTCTGGGCGAGCTCTTCGGTCTGAGGACCTTCCCTGACAGTGCGTGGACTGACTTCTATGACAAGGCCAGCGAACTCATCAAGCACATAGAGAGGAGTGCGCTTGACCCGAAGCAGGTCGAGGCATGGCAGAGAGGCAATCTGGAGTGGCGCTACCTGACGAAATCCCAGCAGATACAATTATTGTCTCGCTACCCTGAGCTGCAGGAACTCTACGAGACTGCACAGACAGACAGCTTCGTTAGGGACTCGGAGGAGTGGAAGGCGTGGGGTATGCGGACTGACGAAGAGCAGACTGTCTACTACGGACGGGGTGCCAGCATAGTCGAGCGTCTGAAGGCGGGCGACCTCAACACCAGGGCTCTCCGGGAGAAGTGGGGAGACGCTGGTCAGAATTACGGCGTGGCGCTTGACTCCATAGCTCGGGACCCTCATTACCAGAACATTTACGACTACTTCGAGGAGAAAGAAGCCAACGGTGATAAGTACGGCTTCATGGATGACCTGGCTCTCTCGGAGTATGAGTTGCTGATGTTCTCGGACTTCACGGATAGCCATGGCGAACCCGATTGGGATGAGAGAGACCGGCGCATAGATGATTTCATCGAGAAGTGGGGCGAGGACACATACCTCCGTATCCGACAGATGTACGCGGACAAGAAGGCGATGGCGGGGCTTGACCCGATGCTCCTCCGTCTCTCTGACGATAAGGACAAGCTCGGCCGGACATACTGGAGGCTACCACGAGCTCCGTACATTGAGCTCGATGAGAGCGAAGTGCCGGCTGAGTCGGTCGCACTCTGGAAGCAGGCTCAAGGGCTGGAAGATAACGAACTTGAAGCCTTCCTGGGCGCCCACCCGGAATTAAATAAGGACTGGCGGGCCGAGTACCGCAAGGCCAATCCTGAGCATGATGCCATGTTGTCTCTGTGGGGATACGGTGGCAAGCTTCACAGTAGAGAAGCATATGACCTGGTCCTCAAATGGGCTGGTGAGTTGGGTATCCCCCTCGCTCAGATAGGTCTTGGTCTACCTCCGGAGAGCCTCATTGACGACTACTTCGGTCTGAATGCCGTCGTGTCTGAACACAGTGGAAATAGCGCCGAGGCCAAGTTATTCAAGCTCCAGCATCCCCGGTACCTGGAGTGGGGCTTGGAGCAAGGTATATGGAGTGATGACCTGTCAGATGAGAGCGTTGAGGCGCTGAAACTCAAGGTGGAGATGGGTACATTGCCAGAGGGCTCAGTCGAACGAGCTCAGATGTCAAAGAGGATTGAGGCATACGAGAACGATATGCCAGAGGCTATGATAGAGACCTATGTCGACTGGTACATGGTCGACCGGTCCGGGTATGAAGATGACTGGTATCTGCTCTCGAATGGAGCATTTTACAAAGAGATGGTCAGGAGCGGTATATGGCAGGACCGGGACTTCTCAAAGGTGCCCACTCGTGAGGTCTTCGCTCTCTATGAGGAGTACCAGACTCTCGGTAAGGGTGCTCCGCGGACTGCCTTCAGGATACTTCACCCTGCGCTCGATAATTGGTTCCATGTGACCAAGGGGTACAAGCTCTTAACTGAGCTTATTGATAAGGCAGAATATCTCGCTGCCGAACAGAAATGATATTACCCGCCCTTCGCAGCTATGGTAGGCAGGTGTGTATGGGTAGCGCCGACGGGCAAGGAATAATCAAGGGGGTTTGTAATGTTGGACGAAACCAAACCTGATGACCGGGACACTTCTGATACACAGGAGCCTTCTGGTGAGAAGGAGGGCGGTACTTCGACGCCTGCCGCATCCAAAGAAGCGGACAAAACAAAGGAGCTCAACGACCGACTTTCATCTCAAGGTCGAGAGGTGAAGGCGCTCGGAGAGCAGGTTACCCAACTCACCACCGAGAGAGACGCTGCGGTTGCACAGGCCACGACAGCCCGCACGGACGTCGACGATGTCCGCAAGCAAATCCGCGAGCTGAAACGTGAGGGTATCGGTGATAACGCCGAAGCCATCAAACTGTTTCAGCTTGAGGAGGACCTTGTGGGAAGAGAGCGAACGCTCCGTGATGCTGAAGCGGCCTTGACCACCAGGGAGACGTCTGTCAAAGCACGAGAGGCTGTTTTGGGTGTTACGGCACTCGGAGCGACCATAACTCGCCTGGCCAAGGACCACGGTGTCACTGAAAAAGAACTGGAAGACACCGGCATCACAGATGCTACCCAGTTGGAGAAAGTGGCTCGTGTGATAGGGCAACGGGGCAAACCGAGAGACCCTCAGCCCCGGAAAGAAAATGACGCAAAAGGTGATGACAAGGGAGACGAAACCGAGCCCGCCTCAGTGGATGGTCCAGGTGGGACAGCTACTCCTAGCGTTGAACAACTGGATAATATGTCAGTTGCAGACTACTTTGCGGCTAGGCGGAAGCAAGACCCTACTCTAAAAATCGGATAGGTAAGTGACACAGACTCTTATTACTCCTAGCATTGTAGCGAAAGAGGCCCTGCTCCAGCTCGAAAACAACACGGTCATGGCCAATCTCGTTCACAGGGACTTCTCCAAAGAGTTCAAGAAGGTTGGTTCCACAGTCACCATTCGCAAGCCGGCTACTTTCACTGCAACTGCGGTCTCGTCCACAGTAGCAGTGCAGGAAGTCGTTGAGGGAAGCGTCCAGGTCGTACTCAACCAGCTCCTCGATGTCTCCGTAGAGGTTACGGCAAGCGAGTTGACCCTGCAAATCGTCAGCTTCTCCGAGCAGGTCATCCGGCCTGCCATGATTGCCCTGGCTGACAAGGTGGATACACTGCTCACGGCCCTCTTCGTTGACATCGCAGGCCATTCGGCGGTATCGTCCACTGCTGCGGTGAGTGACGTCGCCAACCTGAGAGCTCAGCTCAATATCCAGAAGGTCCCGTTCTCTGAGAGACGTGTGGTACTGCACCCGGTCACAGACGCCAGGTACGTCCCCCTGGACTCCTTCCTCAACGCTGACAAGCGCGGAAAACCCCTCACCATCGACGATGCTTGGCTCGGTCGTGTCCTGGGTATGGACTTCTACGTTGACCAGAATATCGCCACTCACACCAGCGAGGTCGTGGATACGGCCGGTGCCATGAAGGGTGCGGCTGCTGCGGCTGCTACGGCGGCTACGGTGGACGGCCTGACCGACAATGAGGTCATCGCTGCGGGCGACGTGTTCAAGGTTGCCGGAAACGACCGGGGCTATCTCATCCTCACCGGTGGTACGGTAGCATCCAACACGGCCACAATCACCTTCACCCCTGCCGCGACTGGTGCCTTTGCCGACAACGCAGTCGTGACCTTCCAGGCTACTCACGACGCGAGCCTGGCGTTCCACAAGAACGCCTTTGCCCTGGTGTCGGCACCCCTGGAGCCGCCTCTCGGCGGAGCAAGCTACGCTGTGGAGTCGTACAAAGGGCTGTCCTGCCGGGTCGTGTTCGATTACAACATCACCAGCAAGACGAACCAGATGTCCATCGACTTCTTGTGTGGTGTGAAGACACTCGACAAGGAACTGGCAGCGCGGTTCTGCGACGCTCAGTAGACGTAGTGCACAAGGAAAAACAGGTACGGGGAGCTTCGCAAAGGCTCCCCGTCCTCATAACGAATAGAAAGGAGTATCATGCGAATACTATGGCTATCAAACTCGCCATTCTGTAATACCGGCTACGGCCAGCAGACGGCCACCATCAGTAAGTATCTGAGGGAAAGCGGGCATGACCCGGCTGTCTTTGCCTTTGTCGGACTCCTCGGCAGTATGATTGATTGGGGTCCAATTCCCATCTTCCCGAATGACAAGGATGACTTCGGCCTTACTCACTGCGAAAAGTATTATGACCATTGGGAAGCCGAGGCTCTGATTACCCTGGTCGATGTATGGGTGCTCAAGAACCTACCCCCGGCGTTAAAGTGGTTCCCATGGACGCCTATCGACCACGAGCCTATACCACCACTCGTCCGAGATGTACTCAAGACTCATTCCGGCCTTATCAAGCCGATAGCCATGTCTCAGTACGGCCTAAAGGAGATGAAGAAACACGAAATCGAAGCCTTCTACGTGCCTCATAGCGTAGACTGTGAGAGCTTCATCGTCTCACCAGAGCGCCGGGCAGCAGCCCGGAAACTCTACGAGTGGGAGAATACCTTTGTCATCGGCTGCGTCGGGACTAACGTGCGAGAACGTAAGAACTGGCAGGCATCCTTCATGGCTATTCAGAAGTTTGCTAAGAAGCACGATAATGTGGTCATGTACTGCCACACTGATGCCTTCGATGACCGGGGTCGAAACCTGCACTCTCTAAGGGAATCCCTCGGTATCACCGACTACACTCGGTTCCCCAGCATCAGTGAGATGGCAATAGGCATCAGCAAAGACGCTATGGCCAGCATGTATAACACTCTCGATGTCTTTCTCCTGCCCAGCAAAGGGGAGGGTTTCGGTATCCCAATCATCGAAGCTCAAGCCTGCGGGGTACCGGTCATTGTGAGTAACAACACGGCCATGCCCGAGCTCTGCGGTAGTGGCTGGCTCCTGAAGGATATGCGGCCTGAGTACACCATGCAGAACTCATGGGAAGGGGCGGCCAATCCCGATGAGATTGCCGAGTATCTCGAAGAGGCGTACGCTCTTTGGGAAGACAACGGCGATGCCTGGAAGGCTAAGAGGGCCAAGGCCCGAACCTTCGCCTTAGATTACGATGACGCTTTGGTCTTTAAGGACTATTGGATGCCGACCTTGGAAGAGATGGGCAGGCTCATCAAAGCTCCGCGGTGCATGGAGGGACACAGGACACAGGACTGGCGGCAGGTCCTTATACCGCCAAGCTGCAAGCCTACGAAGGTGCTTGACATCGGCTGCGGTATCAAGCAATCGTGGCGGCCTCAACTGGCACATCTGGGCGAGTACGTCGGCATAGACACGCGCGAGGCAGAGGGCGTCACGGTAATGGATGCTCACAATCTGCGCTACCGGGCGAAAGAGTTTGGCTTTGCCTGGTGCTGTGATGTGCTGGAGCATGTAGACGATCCTCGTCGGGTGGTGGACGAGGCAAAGAGAGTGGCGAAGCACGGGGTTGTCATCTTCACGTCGCCGGCGAGCAAGGACTTCAAGGCTGACCCTGGACACAAGAGGGTTACCAATGTGAAGTACACCATAAACACCACTGGCCAGGGTATGATTATCTGGTAGGGGGATACCATGCCGGCTGAGAGCGAAAGACAGAGGAAAGCGGCTGGAATTGCCCTCAGAGCGAGGCGTGGTGAAGTGCCTATGTCGAGCCTGAAGGGGCCGGCAAAGCAGATGGCGAAGTCAATGGAGATTAAAGAGCTTGAGGACTTCGCTCGTAAGCAGACAGGCGGGAGATAACGTCGTGAAGGGAGACGGCGATGCACCTGATAATGGACGGGCCGTGCAAGAACACGGCACTAATGCGTGACCCCGGGCTCCTCTCCAGGTGGCTCCATGACACCGCTATAAAGGCGGACATGACTCCCCACGGCGAGCCTTTCATTGATGGCTTCGCATGGCCTGGCTCCGATGACAAGGACGCTCTCTCTGGCGTTCAGTTCCTTAAGGAGTCAGCCATAATGATACACACCTGGCCTGAAGTACCATACGCTTTCGTTGATGTATTCAGTTGCCGGGACTTCGATGCTCTGACTCTGGAGCGGCATATCAGGGAGACGTTGGGGATGGGTCCGGCCAAGCCGCTCATCCTCGAACGGGGAGTAAATCCTACGACGGGCGTCATAGTGTCAACTCGTCTAAGGAGGCCGTAATGGCGATGACTCATACAGAGATGGTAGACCGGATTGAAGAGATACTCCACGATAGCAGCAACGCTATCTGGTCGGCGTCCTTGATTGGAGCTGGTATTACTGAAGTTCTTAAAGAGATTAGCCGGTACGTGCCGGTGCTTATCAAGGAGACACTCACGACCACCGATGGTGAAAGGACCCTCGACGTGAGTACCTTGGTCGATGTTATCGACATCGTAGAGGTCGAGTATAAGGTCGACAAAGACCCGCGTCAGCTCCGTAACATCATCTGGATTGACCTGAATACTATCAGGCTCGACATCGCCTTCGACTGCGATGGTGGTAGTGCCTACCTCTTCTGCAAGAAAGGACATCGCCTCGACGCAGATTGGGTGGCGAGCACAGTCTACTCACTGACAAACATGGTCGCTCCCACCACCAAGAACGCCTATCACTATGAGTGTACGACTGCCGGTACCTCGCACAGCTCTGAACCGACCTGGCCCACAACTGTCGGGGATACTGTCAGCGACGGGAGTGTGACGTGGACCTGCCGGAACGTACCGAGTAACAGTCTGAAGTACGGCCGGGTAGACTTGGAAGACCTGTTTGCTCGGCTCGTGGCGGCTCGCCTTGCTGAAGCTAAGGGCGTTGACAACATCAACAAGGTGAACGTCGGCGGCAAGGGCGTCATGCGGGACTACGCAGGATGGGCCGGACTCACTCTGGGGCAGGTCATGGCCGACCTTAAGAAGCTCCGACCGCCAAATCAGAAGGTGTGGTTACCTGACACATGAGGACTCTCTCGGCGAAACTAACGGCGGGCCAGAAGGCCGCCAGTATAGACGCCCTCTGGAAGGTAGTCTTGACCAAGTCAGGTCAAGCTACCCGGACGTATGAGCTTGACCGGGTCCTCGACATAGATGACCCTGAGCAGCCGACCAGCCGCAAGGCCGTGGTTATGCTGGACAACTCGGATGGCGCTCTCACGTCTCTATCTCTACAAGGGTATAAGGCCGTCATCAGCTACGGCGCCGTCACGAGTGACGGCGATGAGTATTCGTCTACTGCCCCTCTATGGGTTGTTGGCCAGGAGTTCGACAGCATGGAGGGGCGGCTCGTTTGCGTTCTCCAACTGTGGTCTATCCCTGACCTGCTGGCAGAAGACAGGGCCCGGACACCATACTTGCCTGATGATACCGACACGAAGACGGTCAAGACCATCATTCAGGATATGTTCGATGGCACCATGCCGGCCTTCGATGCTTGCCCTAACTATACCGTCACCTTCGACTCTGAGGACGCCCTCATAGATGTCTACATACCGAAGGACAGCTTTCGCGTGTACGTCAATAGCACCAGGATGGCGGCGTTCCGCAAGCTGATTGACTGGACCGGCTGCGTCGTTCGATACGAGGATGACGGGGAGATACACATATTCGTGCCTACGACAACGGGCACGACCTATGACTACGACTATTCTCTGGCGACGGGCCATACGTTCTTCTCTGAAGCGTACCGAAATCGCCTTGTTATACCGAACAAGATTGTAGTCGAGTCGGAGCCCGACGCCGCCAGTCCGTTCACCGGGAACGCTGCCGACAGTGCCTCTTACACTGCCCTCGGCTTCTATATCACTCAGTATGAACAGACATACCTTGCCAGCGACGCCCAGGGTACGGCGGTTGCTACGGCTATTCTACTGAAGTACCAAATTAACGCCGAGAGGGGCAAGGCCGTCGTACCTATGAACGTCGGCGCGGAGCTCTTCGACTACGTCAACGTCGTTGACGCCAGGCAGAGTACGGAACGTGCAGGCAACATCGGCAGTATCCGTCGCCGGGTCAGCACTCTCAAGTCTCCGACTACCTGGACCATGACGTTCTCGTTCGGCGGGTGGCTGACAGCTCGGGAGCAAATGGCAAACCTTGAGATACTCTCTTCGGGCTTTGGCAGTATGGGTCAAGACCTAGGCCGCATGGAAGTCAAGAACCTGTATGCTGAGAACATTCAGGCGGATAACATCAACTTCAGCCTATTCGACCTCGACGACCTGCCGGATGGCAGCTCGTATGCTCGTGTGCTGGGTGCTCACCTGGACACGGGCAAGATACAACTCATCGCCGCAACTGTTGTTGACGATGCCTTCACGACGGACAAGATAGGTGAGGGTGTTACCAATGAGTATTTCAGTGGGAAGACTCTCGATGACCTCGTCGATGGAGCAAGCTACTCTAAGGTGCTGGCCACGGACATAACTGCCGGCCATGTCCTTCTCTCTGAAGTGATTCAGAGCTCATCGTACCGCACCGTCACGGACACCGAGAAGGGCGTGTGGACGGGCAAGCCCGACGACATGGACGAGATTGGCGATGGCAGCACCTATTCTAAGGTACTGGCGACCGATATATCCTCAGGTCACATAAACCTCACATCAGCCTTTCTCATTGACGGAGTGGCGCAGGCTACGGCCGGCGTCTACATAGATGCTACCAACGGCATCACTATCAAGGGCGGTAAGCTCAAGTTCCAGAGCAGTGACGAAGTTGAGTCGGCTGTCATCTACCTCGAAAACATCGGCGCTGGTGCCAGCTCGCTCCACTTGGAAGCTGCTGGATGGGTCAAGACGCAGAGCCTTGCACCGGACATCAACTACTCTGCTCCTGCCACCGGGCGTTTCATGGGTGCCTCTAATCTGGTGTGGTATGCAGGCTATTTCGCTCATCTCTACGCCACAGCAGACCTGACCGTGGACAGCTTGCTTGATAGTGGCGGTGGCTCCATTGACATCGCTTCCAACTTACTCCCGGCCACCACTGACACCTATAATATAGGCTCCACGGCCAAGATTGTTAAGTTCGCCTATATCAAGGCTGTATATCTGAGAGACGCCTCGGGCTCAGTGGGTGCACTCGTCGGTAGTGGGAGCACTGTCTACCTCTCAGGTGTAACCAACGTGGACATAAACATCCAGTCCTACGGCACTGGTGATATTGACATCGTTCCTGCCCGCAACCTGGCCTTCTTCGGCGTAGCCGGTCAGACTCGGCAGGCACACATAGTCGACGCCAATGGAACACTGGCTGACATCACGACAAAGTTCAACACCTTGCTGGCGGACCTGGAAGGGTACGGTCTGTTGAATACCGCATAAGGAAGTAGAGACATGGGCGTTAATAAGCTCAGGTTGGTTTCGGTCATGCCCCCACCGCCGAAGCGTGAGAGACCTTCGGTGTCCTTGTCCAGACTCAACTCCATTCTCCGTGAGGTTGTCGGCTCTCATGGCGAAATCTATCTCGGGGATACAAGACGATGGCTGCCTTCCCTTGAGGACATCGAAATCCTGCTCGATGCCGATGAGACTAACCACTTCAAGTATGTCTCTGATACCGGCGACAATCCACAGATGTATAACTGCAACCACTTTGCCGCCCATCTGTATGGGCAGGTCAACGTGCCCGGTTGGGCACAGTTCGCCTTCGGTCTACAATGGACAGACCTTCATGCACTCTTAATCGTGGTAGATGATTGCGAGGACGTATTCTGGGTAGAACCCCAGACGGATAAAAGACGTAGCGGACTTCTGAGTTGGCAAGGACGAATAAACAGGTTCGTAGTAATGTAAGGAGACCAGCGATGCTAGATAGTGCACTGTTAGACATACTTCAGGGCGCAGGTCCCGCAGGAGTCGTGGCCGTTGGCGCACTCTTTATGTACCGCCAACAGGTGAAGCAGAACCGCGAAGACCGGAAGTATATGCAAGACCAGCAGGAGACGATGATACGGGAAGACCAGGCGACTCGTGAAAGGCACACAACAGCTCTGACGGGGCTGCTCACCTGGCTCAAACGACACAACGGCGACTAAAGAGGCCACGATACGCCCCTGAGTAAGCGAGAACGCCCCTGAAAACTCAGGGGCGTCTCTTTGTATTTCCGAGCAAGTTGTCAACCGGACTGGCAATCTTGTGTACCTTGAGTAGATGCTTCTGTTTCAGTGACTCGGTGTAGCGGCGGGTCATTGTGGGACTTGAGTGACCGAGCATGGTCTGGAGGGTGAAAGGGTCGCCACCATTGAGAAGATAGCTCATCGCCGCCGTATGCCTGAAGGTGTGGGCACCTCGTTTCTTTGTTCTATGGATTGCTCTCGCAGTAAGCCGACGAATGAGGGTCTTGACGCCGTCGCTACTGAGGGGAGCACCTGTCACCGTCACCCACAGAGCGTCATGCGTGTCTGTACGCTTCGTGACGTATCTGACAAGGGCCTGCCTGGTGTGCTGCCCGAATGGTACGAGCCGTTCCTTGGCTCCCTTACCATTGACCTTTATCGTGCAGTTGTCGAAGTTGAGGTCGGGGAGCATCATGTTGGCGACTTCCTTCCTGCGCGGGCCGGCATCAAGGAACACGAGGAGCATGGCTGTATCCCGCAACGGATAGGAGGACTTGCCACACTCACGCAGCAGATTGGTAGTCTCGTCGTCGGTGAAGGGTTTGATAAGCGTGCGTGGTAGTTCCGGACCTTTGACATTCTTCATCGGGCTGGTCCTCATCCGACCTTCCTGGCACAGCCAGTTGAACCACGTCTTGAGGCTCCGGTAGTAGATGTGGACAGAATTAGGGCTCATGCCTCCATCCTGAAGTGATAGCAGAAAAAGCCGTACATTATCCGGGGATGGCTCTACGGTCTCAAGGAACCGGAGATAGCGGGAGACTACCATTGCATATAAGTCGACAGTGGTGGCCGCCTTATTCTCACTGCGGGCCGTTAGTAGATAGCGCATCAAATCATCTCGGAGGTTGTGCTGAAGAGTGGAAAGCAAGGGGTCGAGTCTAGGCGTGACACGTAGCTGGACTTTCTCGATAGGCAAGGGGTTTCGCATGGTCATTATTGGGCTTCAGACGCCGTACTAGGCTCGGAATGGGCGGTACAGGACTCGAACCTGTGACCCCTTGCGTGTAAAGCAGGGCGTTAGTACCGTCACTTTCTATGGGAGTACAGAAAACAACGCTGAGTTGCTTCTCCTTTCATCAGGCCCGGCGTGGTAGCTCTAGTGGTGAGGACTGACTACGGTTTTGGCGGTAGTTGACCTCGAAGTAGAGTACACATACGAACAAGACTGTCACTAGCAGATTTACCCATCCGTTGCGAATACCGTTGAGCCAGGTGGGGTTATCGGGCTGGCTGATAGGCACAGCCTCGACCTGCCTCCCCGCGCCTCTGTCGAAGTAGTCCAAGACCTGCCCTGTATAGTGGTACTCATAGGTGACGAAGGGGAAGGATAGGTCCGTCCAGAGTCGGATGCCTACCAGACTCACGAAGAGTGAGAGGCACAGCCACAATCTAAGCGGTCTCTTCATCGCTTCGCCCACTCCGGGTTATCTTCTTTCCTCTCGTAGTCTCATAAAGCGCAACCAGGCAACCGCAAAGACCACCATGGCAATCCCTGGGACAGCAACGATAAGACCTCTTCCAGCAGCAAGGAGCGCGAAGGTTACGAAGGCGCCGGCGCACAGAATGAGGTAGGCCAGCACCTTCTTCCAGTTTCTCATCAGTGCTGCTTCCACTTGAGAGACAGAATAACCTTGGCCACCACCCGGCAATCCTTCAAGGGCATACGACGGTCGCTGTTCTCCACGAACTGCTCGTGCCCAACCACTCGCAACCGCCCAATGTGGAGCTTCTGCTCAAAAAGAGTGGCCACGATGTTACCCACGTCGATGTTGGCATCACGGTCTACGATGATAGTATCGCCGTCTGCGATATCTGGCTCCAGGCAGGTTCCTTCGCACAAGAATGCCTGAATATCACGGCCTGCAAACTCAGGGCGTGGCAGGTACACGTAGTCCAAAGGTTCTGTTCCATCTTCGCCCAAGTGGATAGGAAACTCGGCGTATACCGGGATGCGAACCGGCGTTGCCAACCGCAGCCTTTCCACTATGTCCTCGGGCGATTCAGGAGGCAGTCTTCGCCCGACAGTCAGATAACCTATGGGTACGTGCAGGGCTTCAGCAATCCGGTTCAGGACATCATAGCTCGGTTTGCCAATCTTGTTCTTCTCAAGCTGGCTGATGTAACTGCGGTCTACCCCTACCCTTCGTGCGAGCTCCTCCTGGGTTAGCCCATACTCAAGCCGCAAAGCCTTCAGATTCTCCCCAAACATGGTCCACCTCTCTCTGCGGGCACATACAAACATAATAACATAGTGTGCTTCTCTGTCACAACCTACAACAGGGCATGGATGATGCAGTCTCGGTGAGTATGTGCGTGACTAATATACCCAGGTGTGTCACAATTCACAGGAGCACAGATATAGGAGGTTGACTGTACTCCCTTATAAAGTTAGACTACTCACATGAACCTTGTAGACCGTTTGGTCAATATCCAGAAGGAAAATGGGTGGTCTGACGGGAGGATGGCGGCAGAGCTGAGTGTTGAGCGCACTCACTGGCTACGTCTAAGGCGCGGTAATCGTCTACCTGGTACTAAGATTCTCAAGGGTGTGATGGGACGTTTTCCAGAACTGAAGGAAGATGTCTCTCTTTTTTTGTCGTCAGAAGGGAGTAAAGTCACGGATTGTGACAGAATAGTCCCTGAGACGACACAGGATGACCACTACGGAGCTTCTGCTGTGTCGAGGCGACTAGGATACTGGTGGCAATGTATCCGTCAAAGGTTCGGAGCGTAGTAGAAAGGAGGGAGCCAATGACAAGACCGAGTGTAAAACCGCAAAGCCACATGGACGACACGGTCATCAAGAACCCCGACTTGGAGCAGTTGCTTGAGGAACGTGAGGAACTGAAAGAGTCCGTGTCTCAATACCGAGCTGCCGACAAGAAGGTGAAGGGACTGATACAGGGTATCGAAACTCCCACGCCCTACCGTGTGGGGCGGTTCGTCATCGACAGGTCGAAGGTAGCACCGAGGCAGGTAAACTTTGAGACGGCTGAAGGTTTCAGGTTCACTATTAAAACAGCCGACGAAACATAGTGCATCATGGCCTCGTCAGTAAAAGAAAGGAGAGAGGCTTACATTCTGCCGCTTTGCACAGGTCTGCGGCGAGGCCATTACTTGATTACTCAGCATCGGGTAGGGTGCCGAAACCAACAGGGAGAGGAATCCCCTGACAGAGGTTATATCGGTAATGGTGGCCCATCTTATGACCAGCCCTACCCGATGCCCGGCAAAGAAAGGAGAGAGTCATGGAAGTGAGTACAGCCACGGTTCTGATTGCACCACAACAGGACCCGGGCGTAGCCGCCCTTGTCGACAACATCTCGGAGTTGCTCAAGTATGCCCAGGAGCGTACCGTTGAGAACCCCGAAGATGTCACCACAGCTACCGAAGACCTGAGTATCATCGCTAATCTCAAGAAGCAGGTCTCCACCAAGCGGGAAGAGTACACCCGGCCCCTGATGACACACTTGGACACTGTCAGGGGCACCTTCAAGACTATCGAGGGGCCACTGCTTGAGGCTGACCAGATACTCCGGAAGAAGGTGCTGGCGTACCAATCCGAGGTCATGCGCAAGGCAGAAGAAGCCGCCAGGATAGCTGATGCCGAGAGAAGGCTGGCCGAGGAGAAAGCCGCACTGAACGGCACGCCCGTAGCCGAGGTTGAGACAGTCGCGGTCGAGAAACCACAGCCGACCACAAAGGGAGAGCTCGGCGACTCCGGGCAGATGATGATAGCCAAGTACGAGATCGTTGACTTCTCCCTGCTCCCGGACAAATACAAACTACCGAATGATGCACTCATTGGCAAACTGGTCCGGGCTGGTGAGACGGACATACCCGGTGTCCGCATCTGGAAAGAGCCGACACTGGCAATCAGGCGCAAGACCACGACGGGGAAGGTGTGATGCCTATCACTGAGAAAGAGATGACCTATGAGGAGATGAAGGCCGTCATCGCCAATCCTCAGAACAAATGCCAGGACTGCGGTGGTGGTCTCAGTATAGCGTGGGGCGGATCCCACGGATACGACACCCACATTCTGCGTTGCCTGACAGACATCACTCACGCAGGCTACGCCCGAGAAAAGAAGGAAATCATGTACCCTGGCTCTCATGTTGGGGGAATACCAAGAAAGGAGTATGGAGCATTGGAAGAGAAACACGGACAGGAAGCAACAAGGGCACTGGCAGTCCACTCCACCAAGACTGCACTCACAAGGCGAGACGCCACAGAGATAGTAGAGACGCTCTGGCCCGGAGCGCCAGAAATCGAGAAGACAAAGGCCATCGCTCTCTGCGTCAACTACCAACTCAATCCACTCATGCGCCACGTCTACCTCGTCGGCTACAATAAGTACAACGATAAACGTGAGGTCATCGGCCAGGAATGGAGTATCCAGGTGGGCATCCAGGCCAACCGGCTCATCGCTTCTCGCAACAAGGACAGGCCATTCGGGTATGCCCACGATACTCCCCGGTTGATGACTGATGAGGAAGAACTCCGGTACTACAAGAAGGCCGATGCCACTAAGGTCAGGGCTATCACCGTCCTCGTGGACAGGGAACATCTGGAAGCCCGAGGCATTGGCCAGATAAACCGGGATGCCTCTATCAAGGGCCAAGAAAAAGGCAACTCTCACGAGAACATGGCTTGTATCCGCTCGGAGAGGGCCGCCCTTGACCGGATGTGTCCAGGTGAGATGCCTCAGAACGTCGAGATAATCGACGCTGAGTACGAGGTCTTGCCCGATGCCGACCCAGAGACCGGGGAGATACAGGAAGCTGCACCGACCAGGGACGAAGCTGCAAAGGGTACACCCTCGGATGTCAATGAGGCGGTCGCCGTAGAGCGGAACCCTGAGGATGACCTCGATGGCGAAGCTCCTATCCTTCAGGAACCTGACGGAACCAAGGCCGATAACCCTGAGCGTCAGGTGACACCCGATGAGATTGCCGGTCTCCGCGCTCTTCTGCTCAGCATCTACGTTGACAAGGATTTGCCAGAGGAAGAGCAGGAGAAGGACCGTAAGTCTGCGCAGCGCCGTCTCGGTGTGTGGTGCAAGAAGCAAGGCTGGGACTTGGCCTCACGGAACGAGAAAGTCGTGGCTAACCTGGCCGACCTGAAGTACGGCGAGCTTCTGAAGGTCACGGATGCAGTAGGGGCAAAGAAGATATAAAGGGCGTCAAGTATGAACATTCAACCGCCCGGAGTCCTAGAGAGATACCACCATCAGGCAATACGAGATAACCCAGAGTACAGGGCACAGTTCAATGCTGACGTGCTTCGGGAAGAAATGATGATGGCCATGCCTATCGTCCAGCCTCGTGTTGAAGAGCCTGCGCTTGAACCGCCGATGGAATGGCAGCGCCGGCAGTGGGGATACGTCCAGCAGCTACGGGCCCAGGTCAACTATCTGAACAGTAAGCTGGCTGAGCATATCGAGACCACCAAGCCCAAGAAACGGGCTGACCCTTTGGCTCCATCGAAGAAGTATAAAGGCATAGATAGATGAGCCCTGGCGTGGTAGACAGGACTCTCTCAGGCTATACCGTCTCGTGGGATGAGGACCATCTGACTTGCGAGGCTACCGGAGTCCGCTCTCATAAGGACGAACGGCTCACGGCTTGGCTGACGTTTACCACTGACACCCCTGGGTACAGTCCCGTTCTCCATGAGGCGCAGTACAACCTTGGCTCTGCTCGTACAATGCAGGGCCTTGCTACCTATATGCAGTCGGTCTATGACGTCGGTGATTGGGCTACCAGAATACAGGAACTCTCCTATCTGGTCCGGAAGGCAACTCGTAGCGGTGAGAAAGCCGAGAGCCTTGACCCTGACAGCGATGTCCCTCCTCTTGAGTGGATACTCTACCCCCTCATCGTGAAGGGATACCCTAATATCATCTTCGGTGAAGGCGGCCTCGGTAAGAGCTTGATAGCGATGGTGGCAAACGCCTGTGTCACAATACCGTGGAAGTACAACGGCCTTCAACTGACGGTGCCCGATACAATCAATAGCTTCACCCTGGATTGGGAGAGTGATGGCGTCACTACCCTGCGCCGGTGGCAGCAGCTCAAGTACGGGATGGGGCTTGACTCAAAGCCAATGAACTATCTCCATTGCAGTATGCCGTTCGCTGATGACATTGACCGCATCGTCCGCGAAATCACACCGGTTGACCCCGAGCTCCTGATAATGGACAGCCTAGCCATGGCCTGCGGCCGGCGGGACCTTAACGACCCGCAGACGGCGACGGAGTTCTACACGATAGCCAGGCAGATTGACAAGACAATGCTCATCATCGCCCACACGAGCAAGGAGCAAGGCAACCGGAAGACGGTCTTCGGCTCGGCCTTCTTCAACTACTATGCCCGGAACGTATGGGAAGTCCGGGCTGGTCAACGTGAGTCACGTAACGTCATCACCTTCGGCCTCTTCCACGTCAAGGACAACTACACCGGACGCTTCCCGCCCATGGGCTTCAAGATTATCTTCGGAGAGAACGGTATCAAGGTAGGCAGGATAGACCTGAAGAAGGACGCGGTGCTGAGTGAGGAGCAACCCCTGTATCGCCGGGCCCAGCAAATACTTACGAGTCAAGGGCATAAAGGGACGTTGGAACTCGCCGACCTCCTCGGGACGCAGGCAAAGAAACTCAAGGGTCTACTCAACAAATACAAGGACATCTTTCAGCACTACGAGGATGGCTGGGGTATCCTGGCCGAGAGTGAGGGACCGCCTCAGTCCACACTACCTGAGCAGTTCGATGAAATCGAGGGCGAAGGCGAGGAGGTAGAGTTTGGCGATGATTAGGATTGGGATTGACCCCGGTGTGCATGGCGCCATAGCCGTCCTGGAGGGCGAGGACGTTCTTCACGGCGTCTACGATATGCCGACAATGAACCTGACGGGTAAGAAACAGCAGGTCAATGCAGCAGAAGTGGCTAAGCTCATAGAGTTCTGGTTGCCCATAGGAGTAGCTCTTCTTGAGCGAGTAGCAGCCATGCCCGGTCAAGGCGTCTCAGGTATGTTCAACTTCGGGGTATCTTATGGCGTCATGCAGGGTGTGCTCGGGACTCTGAAGATACCGATGGTCCTGGTGAGCCCTCTGGTCTGGAAGCGCCGGGCGGGACTCGCCGGCAAGGAAAAAGAAGCAAGCCGAACACTGGCCCAGCAGCTCTACCCTGCGGCGCCATTGAGCCGGGTCAAGGACATAGGCCGGGCCGATGCCATACTGATAGCCCGGTTTGGTTCACAGAAGGAGGATTAAGAGATGAAATCGACAATCTATCTGACCAGAGGACGAGCCAAAGAGTTCTGTGAGCTGGCCATGAATCACTATACCGGGTGTGGTCACCAGTGCGTGTACTGCTACGGGCCGGCGGTCACCAAGACCGAGCGGACGGAATGGTATCAGCATCCCCATGCCCGGCTGAACCCCAATGAGATACGGAATGGCATCAAGGCATGGCGTGGGGACAAGGGCCCGGTGCTACTGTGCTTCGTGACTGACCCATACCAGCCTATCGATGCAACCAGTGGACTGACTCGCCGGGCAATCCAGTTGCTCAATGAGGCTGGCTTCCCGGTCCACATCTTGACCAAGGCCGGGAGCCTGGCACAGAGAGACTTCGACCTGTTGAAGCAACGCACGGATAACGCCTTCGCCACGACGCTGACGTCCCTTGATCTCGATCATCAGCGGCAATGGGAGCCGAAGGCTGGCAGTCCTGGTGAGCGGATGATAAACCTCGATCTGGCTCAGCGTACAGGCATACCGACTTGGGTGAGCCTTGAACCAGTGATTGACCCTGACTGGACACTGAATGTCATTCACGCAGTGCATCGCATAGCGGGCCACTTCAAGGTCGGCAAGATGAACTATCATTACCTGCCCGGTAAGATCGATTGGCGAGAGTTTGCCGTCGAGGTACAGATATTGCTGGATAGACTCGGGGCGCGGTACTACATCAAGAAGGACCTGGCGAAGTACCTGGGATACAGCGAGGGCTTCTGGAAGAATCACGCAGCGCTGCCGGAGAAAGGGGGCAACTGATGAGGATATTAGGTTTCTCAAAGCTCGACTGGATGAACTACAACATGCAGGTGCCCAAGCTCGTCGTCCCGACGTTCACCACCTTCAGGATGCCCCGGCGAGACAAAGACTGGCAGGCCGGGGAAGAGGTTAAGGTCGTACTGCGACCTCGCACGAAAGACCGCGAGTACCTGGGCCAGGCGACGATAACCGTCGTGCAGGCGTTCGAGCAGCATCAGTTCACCGATGCCATGGCTCGGCAGGATGGCTTCCTGCGCAAGACTGATCTCTACCTCTATCTGGTCAAGGCGCACCGTGGCCGCCTGCTCCAGGAGAAGGTCAACCGGCTGACACTTACATGGAACCTGTGGCAAGAGCCGTTGATACGCTTCTCAAGGGACTGGAGAAGGCTCGGGCTATGAGAATGTCCTGGCCGCTCTGGTACTGCATAACTGTTGAGGCCCAGGCCGCCCTCATGGTCTATCAGTATGACCTCTACGGTGTGAAACTTGACCTCCTCTTCTCAGAAAGCGGGGCTATAACGTGGCAGTCCCGCATAGAGCGACTTCCAGAGATAGAGCGCCTGATGAAGATGCCGCCCACCAAGTCCAGAGGGCTGTACTGATGGAGATAGCATTCAAGTCAGACACGTCATATCGTAAGGACTTCTTTGTGCCAGAGTCGTTTGCTCATCCTGCCAAGATGGTAGCGCCTCTTCTCCTGTGGATTGTTGACCGCTATACCAAGCTTGGGGAGACTATATTGGATCCGATGGCAGGAAGCGGCACAATGATGCTGGCCTGTCCACTTGGCAGGAACGTGGTCATGGTGGAGCTTGAGGATAAGTTTTGCCAGATGCAAAGGGACAACTGGGAGAAGGTCAGGCAGATGCCCCAACTCGGGTACTCTATGGGAGAATGCACGATAGTCCAGGGTGACGCTCGTAATCTTGAGGGGCTGTTTGATTCAGTGGTTACCAGTCCACCGTATGCGTCGGGAGGCCATCATGCTGACCAGACAGGAGCATGGGGAGGGCAAGCACAGGCCAACACCCAAGAACAAGCTAACTACGGTAGCACCCAGGGGCAGATTGGGCAACTTCATTATGTAGAGAACTCCCAGCCGGTAGCAGCTGCGAGGTATGACCCCTCTGCTGAGAACATCGGCAACCTGAAATCAGACTCATATCTTCAGGCCATGCTCACTGTATATCAAAAGTGCCATTCCGTACTCAAACCTAGCGGTATCATGGTGCTGGTTACTAAGGATTTTATCCGGAACCAGAAGCGGATAGACCTAGCAGGTGACACGATAAAGCTCTGTGAAGAGGCCGGGTTTACTTTTATCGAGAGACACTATCGTAAGCTGACAGCCGTTAGCTTCTGGCGGACCATCTACAAACAGAAGTATCCCGATGCCCCGGTAATAAACACTGAGGATATTCTGGTATTCAGGAAGTGAAAGGGCGATTCCGATGACCGAGTGGTATTCACCAGGACAGATAGCCTTCACTGAAGAGCAGACCCTATGGCTCCTGGAGAACTTCGATACCCTGCGGAATGGGGCTTGGCCTGCTGAAGCCGGGAGCTATGTGGACCCTTCTATCTCCAAGCCGTCGCCGTCTAGTCATGCTCCATTCGAGAGCGCCGTCCAGGTCAGTGCCGAGCTGCAGCGCCGGCTTGAGGACTGCGGCTATGACGGGGCTATCACCCTGCTATATTACGCCTACGACCACAGTACCGAGGCGCTGGCCAGGTATTTCCGGTTGCCCGAGGACGTGGTAAAGCACCGGGCCAAGGTAGTGCTACGGCGTATCAGCCGGCGGAACTATCGGGTGGGCCGGTACCGCAGGTGGAACGTATCAAGAGGGCGCAAGCTATGAGTGATATGTGGTTCGTGGACTGCGTCAAC